CGTTCGAGAAGGTGAGCGTCATCACATCACCTTTGTAGTAGACCAGGGGATTCACAAACCCCCACAGGAGGAGCCGGAAGTCGTTCGTTTCGGACTCACTATATCCGATAACTCTTCCAAGCTCAACCATGATCTCCAGCACCTCTTCGACGCAGACCGTATCCAGGCCCTTGTCGCACCAACTGACATCTCCGTCGATGCATTGGTCTTCTCCGAAGGACGTCATCCAGTTCACGAACGTTCCCGCGTCCGACGACGCGAGATTCATCCCCGCGAAGCATTCGAAGTATTGTTTGTGCATTTGCATGAACGCGAACACCGGGCCCAAAAATCTCTTAAGGGCAAGGTTGAAGGCGAAAGGGTAGCAAGAAAACACACGAGCCCGTCTGATTCGATTCTTCGACTCCTTTATTCCTTCATCCTTCAACGTCCACGACACCACTGGAGAGACCCCACGTCCGAGAGCTAGCTCAGCGTAAATCCAATCCAGCTGGCGTCGCAAGCCGTCGTCCATCGTCCATTCGCCTGTTTTCCGATCTCTTCGGTAGAAATTCTCCTTCGTCCTGAAATGAGGGTATCCGACCGAAGTCTTCGGATCGAATCCTCCGATGGAACCACCAGGAACGCCGAAAATCGCCTCCTCTTCCGTAAGCACACGGAAGGTTTCAGCTCCATCGAGTTTCCGGACGCCGTCCAGATAGTCGATGCCTGCGCGTGACACTTCAGCATAGTCCATCGCGCGAGCGGTTTCCAGTTGTCTCAGGGCGTTTACAATCGGATGTTTAAACTCTCCGTCTACTTCCACCCCTCCAAAAAGGGGCTTCTGATAACGGTCTGCTCCAATGTAGAGCTCCTCCAGATCCCTAAAAGAATCCGCGTAGGTCGTTTCCGACATCCGCGACTTCTCCTTGGCTCTGAAAAGAGTTCTCCCATTCATCCGCTTGATCGTGCCGATTAGATTGGTGTTAAGTGTTGTTGCCGCATTCAGCATGCTCCTCTCATCGAGGTCTTCGAGCTCAATCGTCATGTCGAGCCCTTGTTCAAGCCGCGGCGCTCCGAGGCTCAACCCCCTCCCCGATGTAAGGTCTGTAATGACCGAATCAACAAGGAGCTGGGTGACCTCGTCCGAATTCCCTTGACCCAATTCACGGAAAGAACACGTGTGAACCCCTCCGATCCACACGCTAGCTCCCCGCTTCAAAAGGATGACGTCTCCACACCAGCCGTCTGCCGTAGGCACGTTGAAGTAACTCCAAACGCGTCGCCTAGGGATTTCTTCCCCAGCCACGACTCCTCCATGTTGGATATAAGCTGTTGTAGCCTTTATTGTGTAGATCTCGTGGGAATCGCCCTCACGGTGGACGAAGACAGCCTTATCAACGTCCATTTGCATCCCGAACTGGGAGTCCACGGGGAAGAACGCCGACAACCCCTTCGTAGGATAGGACCCCGGTATTCTGAAAACCGCGATGTCCACTCCTGGAATGTACTCATACTGCACGCCTCGATAGACGTATACTTCACCGTTCGGGTGGGACCGCGAATAGGTCCCGTATTCCCACTTTAGTCTCACCCTCTCGACAAGGGTACCGTTATCGTCTGCCTTCTCAGCACACGTGAGAAACAAATGCCTTGGGGCTAGGAAATACGTCTCTCTCCAGTGGACCATATTCGTGTGGTACCACTTCCCATTCGCTCCCTCGGCATGTAGACGACCGATGTGTTTTGGAATCATCTGAGCGACCTGATCGAACGTAAGCGTCTCGGCTATAGCATTCGGTGGGTCGCGCGGATCTTTCGCCAGTACGCTCTGGCGATATTTATCCGCACTGGGCTGCGCCCACACAGACTTCATTCCTTTATTGATTAGTTTTGGGTCGACCTCCTCCCCTACTTTCGCTTGGTTTTGCCCTACGAAAATGTGGGGATCTGTCTCCTTGTACGGTTGTTCCGCGAAGACCGTCACGTAGGTAGCTCTGTTCGAAAGAAGATATGTGAGACCGACGCCGAACGTTGCTCCCATCGCCAACATGACCCACGAACTCTGCTCCATCCGCGGGGCCGCGATCTCGTTCAGCGCGTCCAGCGTCAAGATCGTCGTAATATCATGCACTGGATAGCCTAAACGCTTCCGGACAAACCACTGCGTAAGTCCGATAGCCACTCGTGGCCGATGAAGGATCAACGCAAACGCAAGCTTCCCCCAAGCGTTCCACGCCAACCAGATTCGCGTCGTCGTATATACCCCTCCGAACACGGCCGCAACAAAGAAGTTCACCATCGTTCCCAGATAAAATCCGTACTTGATGGTGTCAACGATCAAGGAACATCCCCATGCACACGAGAGGATTCCCAACCAACCGCTGTCGAAGAGTCTAACGTAGAGCGTCATTCCGGCACCAGCCCAGGAAACGAGTTCCGTCCACACTCTCCGAAGTTCCGGAGACATCCAATCAGGCCTAACCATTGGTGCAGCCGCCTCCAATTGGGGAGGGACTATCGACACAGGCGGTCTTTGCCTCATTCGCCTTAACGTCTTGCGATGCTGGATCTCTGAAGATAACATCTTCGAAAGGAATTTGGGACCGTCCTGCCCCTGGAATTGCCGCACACTCCTCCAGTATACGCTCATCCCAAGTTTCAATGTCCGGAACAACTCATCGGACGTGAAATCCACGCGCGTCATCAGCAGCAATTCCTCTAAAACTTCTTTCCACAATTTCTTCCGATTGATGAATTTCCTCTCTTCAACGAGACGGGGGAAGTCCCCCCCAAGATATTTTCCGGAATCGATCCCGGCAACGTCAACTGTCCTGGTCGGGCACGTCCACACCGTCCTCGTTCCATCAAGCGACTCCGCCCAGGAATGTAGCGACCGGAGATCACCGCAATCCGCACATCGCGGCATCTTGGCTTCCATCTCAAGTCGTTCGTGTTCCCGGTCGTAGTGGATCCGAAACTTCTCCCTCATGTACTGGATCAGCGCCCGCCTATCATCCGTTTTCCAGAACGTTTCCATATGCGCGTGATCAAAGTCATTTGGGTTCATCGATTTATACCTCTGGACTTCGAAGTCCCAGGCGTTTGTCCCGACTTGCACCTTCGTCGGATCCAATCGATGATCGGTCTCACTGTATTGGTATTCTTCTTTTAGGGTCACCAGAATCCGGAACTTAATCCGGCCCCAGAAGTGCGACACGTCTTTCGACTTCCCTTTAGCGCCGGCATCTTCCAAATTCGTCGTGTAGTAGACCGCAAGCGGTCTCACGTACACTCGCCCCTTGTCACTCAAGTCGGCCAAATTCGCTATCATCGGAGCGCAATTCACGATCTTGTTGAAATCGGCGATGTGGCCCGCATTTTCCATCGTTGGCGGGGCGGGGTTCTTGTCCGGATCATCGAAAAGGATCCCAGTGTGGATGCAATTGTAACCGTCCATAAACTTCCCTTGTTTGTAGTTATAAATCGAATCTTGAGTCGCCGGCATCTGGACTTCCTCCATAAAAGCCGAATGGAACACGTTAACCATCTCAGATTTCCCAATCCGCGCCGGACCAACGAACATCACTGCAAAGGGCGTCACCCGCGAGTGATTGTTCGCTGCGAACGATTTTTCTGTTGCGATCTTCCGCCGGAGACTCGACATCATTATCTCCACGGCGGTTACCGCTTGTGGGGGAGCTTTCCATTTTCTCTGTCTTAAGAGTATCTGCTCCCCCGTGTTCAACGCCGCCTCAAGGAATTGAATCTTCTCGTGCGGTAATATTGCCTCTGTGTGTCTCTTATCGTAAGTGACCAACGAGGTATCCTCAATCAACCGCGTACACCAGCTCAACCAGCCGGTGTGATTCGCTCCTCCAAGGAGAACGTCTGGATCTCGTGTCTTCATCAACTCGAAAACAGCCTTCCCGCTCACCTTAGCAAGATTAAACAGCCTTTCGACGAAGAGATGATGCGGAACGTTAATTGCCGGCCCCAGCCATTTGGTGATTTTATCGAAAGCCTCAAACGAGGGTATGATATTCATCGTAACCAACGGAATGGCGAGGGTAAAGCATGAAAGGACCCCCCAAAGAGACTGGCTCAACGCACTCGCCTCAAAAGCCGGATCGTTAATCACGTTCCACATCGAGTTCATGAACTCACTGGGTCCTGACTCGCGGACCAAGTAAGACAGAGATTTGTGTGCGAGATCTTTAATCATCGCAACCACCTGTAAGAAGAAAAAGGATGTGGTGTCATTTGAAACAAGAGACAAAAGGAACTGCATCAACGCAGCGCAAACTCCTTTCCAATCAGTCGTCTTCCAAATCGAAACCACCATCGCTCCAAACCGGGCAATCAACGGCACCCGTAAGGCTTGTCCTTCAAACAACTCGGAAATCGTCTCAATGAGCTCGTGGGCCATCAACGCCCGCGAGCCCGCCATTTCCAAAGATGGTCCCATCTTCCGCCGAAATTTCCTCTCGCCCTTAGGCTTAGGTTTCTTCCGCGCACTTGAATTATTGTTGTAATATCCGAAAATCGTGGGTTCTTTAACCCGTGGAATGATGTCCTTTGGTTGTTTGTCTTGGGTAGGAGGAGCCGAAGCTCCGTCCTGGGTTGCAAAATGGTTATAGGTCTCGTCCATGTTGCAATCTAGCAGAAACAAAAAGTTTGTGATCCTCTTTATGAGAATCGGAGTTGTGCGTCTTTCAGTGCATCTAAGAAAGGTTCATTCGCCCCTGAATTTTCCCACTTCCAAATGGACCTCGAATTCGGGACTAGAAGTCTCACAATGATCGCCTTACGGCTACTTCCTTGCTCGGAGTCCTTAATATCGCTGCCAAGTCTACATGGTCCAGCATTACTGCAACGGAGTATTGTACCTCCGACGGTTCAGCGCTACCTCAAACTGCATCCCGCGAGGCAGTCGATACCTCCTAACCACACAATGGGCTCTCTTTGTAGCCTAGTCCCAAAGGTTGTACTTCGCACACATAGTGCTGTACTGGTAATCGAATCGAATAACACAATCCTCAGACTTTGACTGGAGGAAAGGAAGGTTTTATAAATTTTATAATGTTTACTTTTTGCGTTCCATAAGGATCATACAAAGATCCGAACTTAGAACGGGTTTAAATAAATAAAAGCCATACAAAGGCGAACATGAAAAACAAAAAGAAAAGGGTTTTTAGTAATAAATAGATCGAAAGTCAAGTCGTAATTGGTATCCGGGTCACACGCAATGATCGTAAAGTGACGTACGGAAAAAGTCAATGATGGCTTTCAATAGGTTTCTACTAAACCATATAAAAACGCGTAGATGAAGAGTTATTGTTTGTCTGAAGTACGATAAATCAGAACCTAAACAATCTTCGTGGGTGTATCAAAAGAAGCGTCGCAATGACGC